CTAACTTTTCCCGTGATGGACAATTGGAGGCCACAGCAGTTGGGGTTGGCTGAGTTCATCAAGCCCGTCGACTTCATGGACGAGACTACGTTGGAACGATGTTCGAAGTCGTTTCTCAGGCACGTCTTGGCCAACCTTCCCCCTGAGGAGTTGGACTTGCTGGGCGTCGTTACCATTGACGTCGCGGTGAACGGCATGCCTGGTATGGCTTATATGGATCGTATCAAAATGTCCACAAGCATGGGGAACCCTTACAACACTACCAAGCGGAAGTTTCTGATCCCGTTGGATGATGACATGTGGCCAGAAGGGATGAGGTTTATACCAGAGGTGGAGGAAGTGATTGAAGACATGATAGTGAAGCTCTCAAACGGTGTCCGGTGTCATGCTATTTTCATCGCTCATCTCAAGAATGAGGCCGTATCGTACAAAAAAGCGAAGAGCGGAAAGACGCGGATCTTCTTCAGCGGCCCAGGGACCTTGCTAGTAATCGTGCGCATGTATTTCATGTCGTTCTGCCGGGTGGTCCAGCGGAATAGGGGAGTATTTATGTGTGCCGTGGGGTTGAACACCACTTCGCTCGAATGGGACAGGCTGTATCACTACTTGGCGAAGTTTGGCGTCGACACTGCGATTGCTGGAGACTACGAATTTTATGACAAGAAGATCAAGATTCTGTTGATGAGGGTAGTGACGGACTTTATCATTAACATTTGTATTGCGAGCGGGAACTTCTCGGAGGAAGAGCTTATCGTGATGCGCACTTTGATGATGGATTTGGCGAGTCCTACTGTCGATTTCTTCGGTATGTTGATGACGCTATTGGGTGGAGAAGTCTCAGGACACCAGTTCACCACTGTGCTCAATTGCATTGTGAACATCTTCTACTTGATGTACGCTTGGGAAAAGGCAGGTTACGACGTTGACGAGTTCTTTGACTTCGTCGTCGCAGTAGTGTTAGGAGACGACCATGTGGTATGTGTGTCGCCTGAGAGGCCTTTGTACACGCACACACTGGTCCAAAAGGTGATGAGCAAGATTGGTGTTGGCTACACCATGGCTGATAAGACGAGTGAGTCATTGCCGTACATTCCCTTGAGTGATGCGGTGTTCTTGAAGAGAGGTTTCAAGTATGACAAGAGT